GAGTATATTGATCAACATCATTTTGTTAGATTTGTAGAAGATAAATATATATTAAAAGGTGAATACTTAGAAGATGGTTTTGCAGATGTTAAGTATGTTGAAACGTCTGAAAGATATAGGTACAAAATAAGTAACAAGCTTTCGTTTAACGTAGGTGCTGCACAAAGATTATCTGAGCCATACGGTTATGACCCGCTTGAAGAGTGGAAGTTAGATAATGGCGGTATACATTATACTTATTTAGCTTTGCAAGAAGGTTATAACGTAGATGTTTTTAATTCTGAATATACAGATCCAAACGGTAATATAGTAGCTACATCAGCTGATGTTTGGGAGCAAGTTGTAATACCTACAGTGTTAGCAGATTATACAGAAAGAAAACGTAATGAGTTAGATCAAATAATACAACACTCATTAGTGTTAGGTTTTGACTATTATCATTACACTAAAATGTTTTGGACGCATGCTTGGGCTAATGTTATGCCTTGGCATTATGATGATGATGGTGAGTTTTCATATCATAAATATAACAACGGACAATGGCTAGATTATAGTGGTGGTTTAATATTTGGTTATAAGCTAAATAAATCGTTAGGTTTGTTTGCAGAAGGCAAGTATAACAAATATTGGAATAGAGAGTGGTATGACTTTAAATTTGGAGTAAATTACGTAATCTTTTAAACTATAAC